GAAAAAGATCCCGTTCCGGACATCTGCGCCCGCTCCGAGATTATACCGTGCAAAGTTCAAGAGGGATATTTTTAAGGATCTGTCGAAATTGGAAAAATCCTATAAGTGTAAGACCGAGGATGGGGATGAGTTCCAGATCGATGACCTGGAGATCTTTGAGAATGTTGCATATATCATGGCCTACCATGCGGATAACAGCATCCCGGCATCCATTGATGACTGGCTGGATCAGTTTGATATGTTTTCCATCTATGAGGTGCTGCCGCAGATCCTGGAACTGTGGGGCGATAACCTTGCAACAGAGGTGGCAGCAAAAAAAGGCCTGGCAGAAGTGAACGGGAAATGACAACACCGCTGTTCCTTCTGCGCAGCGTAGAGATTGGAATATCTATATCGGATCTGGATCTTCTGACGGTGGGGCTGGTGATCGACATGTGGACGGAAAAAGCAAATGATAGCGTGAAATATAATAAGATCGCCACGCAGGATGATTTTGATAAATTCTGATAGCAGCATCAGAAAAATCATGTTATTATGATGTTGTATAATTTCTGTTTGAAAGAATACAGAAATTATTCTCCACTCCTGAGAAAATAATTATGCAGGGATAATCCTTGGAAAATATTCTATGGATTCAGCTTAGAAGGTGACAAAAAGTGTCCGCTATCTTCTGCAGGTTGTTTAATGGAATCAGGAAGAAAGGAGGATAACTATGGCTAAGAGAAAAGGAGTATCTGGTAAAACTCATACGAAACAGCAGCTTAATGATTATGCCAATCAGAATAATCCGAATAATAAGGCATACCGGGCGAGAAGAACGAACGAAGGAAAAACCCGAAAAACAGGGAATCACTTTGACCAGGATATGATTTATTATGAGCCGGATTTTGGCTTTGGCTGGTGTGATGACTAGGATCTGAGAAAGGCAGGTATTTGTATGGGAAACTTTTTTTATAACCTGTTTAATGGAAAGACGGGCTATACAATATCGGATAGCATGGCAGTGGATGAAGATGGTGATCTTTTAATGAGGTTATCTGATCATACGGTTATGGATATGGATACAGGGGAAATTGGTTTTTTATCATCGGCAGGAGATCTGTTTGATGAGGAAGATGAATGGTAATGTAAACCTGATATGACGAATGGAAAAGCATCGCATTTTGCGGTGCTTTTCCTATACTTAGAAAATTATGATTTTATGAAAATAAGGCATCGATCATTTAATTGTGATCGGTGTTTTTTTTTCTGCCATGACGGGGGGTGTGTGCAGGTGGCAAGCAGGATTAAAGGAATCACGGTCGAGATCGGCGGGGATACCACTGGTCTTGACAAAGCCCTGAAAAATGTAAATGCAACGATCAGGTCGACCCAGTCCTCGTTGAAGGATGTCAATAAGCTGTTGAAACTGGATCCGGCAAATACAGAGCTGCTTGCACAGAAGCAGAAACTTTTAAAGGATGCCATCGGTTCTACCAAAGAAAAACTGGATGCTTTAAAAACAGCACAGGAACAGGCAAAGCAGCAGCTGGAGAATGGGGATCTGGGACAGGACAAATATGATGCCCTTCAGAGGGAGATCATCGAAACGGAACAGGAACTCCAAAAACTGGCACAGGAAGCAGTAAATTCCAATGCTGCCCTTGCAAAAATCGAAGAGGTTGGTGGGAAGCTGGAGTCAGTCGGAAATAAGATATCCGGTGTCGGAACAAAAATGCTTCCCGTTACAGCGGCAGTTGCAGGTCTTGGTACGGCAGCCGTAAAGACTACGGCAGATTTTGATTCTTCCATGAGCCAGGTACAGGCCACGATGGGAATTACGGCTGATTCCATGTCAAAGGTGGATGGACAGTCAGTAAATACAATGGATACCCTGCGTACTCTGGCGAAGCAGATGGGAGAGAAAACAGCCTTTTCTGCAAGTGAGTGTGCACAGGCACTTAATTACCTTGCTTTGGCAGGTTATGATACACAGCAGATGTGTGATACGCTTCCAACGGTACTGAATCTGGCAGCCGCAGGAGATATCGATCTTGCATCTGCATCGGATATGGTAACGGATGCCATGTCAGCCCTTGGCATGCAGACGGATGAAGCCAATACAATGGTCGATCAGATGGCAAAAACAGCATCGACCACGAACACATCCGTGGCGCAGCTAGGGGAAGGAATCCTTACCATTGGTGCAACTGCTAAATCCGTAAAAGGCGGTACGGCAGAATTAAATACAGCCCTTGGTATTCTGGCCAATAATGGTATCAAGGGAGCAGAGGGCGGTACACATCTTAGAAACGTGATCCTTGCATTACAGAGTCCGACCGATAAGGCAGCTGCCTGTATGGAGAGTCTCGGTCTTCAGGTTTATGATTCGCAGGGAAACATGCGGAGTCTGAACGATATCCTTTCTGACCTTAATAAGTCTATGGATGGCATGACCTCTGCAGAGAAGAATAATATCATTAGTACGATCTTTAATAAAACGGATCTGGCATCTGTAAATTCCCTGCTTGCAAATACCGGGGATACCTGGGACAGCCTTCAAAAGTCCATTATGGAATCCGGTGGTGCTGCACAGCAGATGGCAGATACACAGCTTGATAACCTGTCCGGTCAGATCACCATCTTAAAATCAGCGGTGGAAGGTCTGGCCATTTCTTTTGGAGAGGCGCTTATGCCTGTGATCCGGAGTCTTGTCTCCAAGATACAGGGATTTGTAGATAAGCTGAACAGCATGGATGAATCCCAGAGAAACCTGATCATCCGTGTTGCAGCGGTGGTTGCAGCCATCGGACCGTTCCTGATCATTCTTGGAAAAACGATCTCAACCGTAGGGACAGCGATGAAAGGCTTTTCTTCCCTTGCCAAAGGGATCGCAAGTCTTGGAGTAAAGATCGCAGGAAGCAGCGGTTCGGTAACCGGGCTTGCAAGTGCACTTGGGGCGGTAGCAGGACCTGTGCTGGCTGTTATTGCCGTGGTGGCCGTTTTAGTGGCTGCATTTAAACATCTGTGGGATACCAACGAGGAATTCAGAAATGCCATGACAGCGATCTGGGAAGGTATTGTCAAGAAGGTACAGGCATTTGTTGAAGGAATCAAGGAAAGGCTGGCAGCCCTTAATATTGATTTTACGGCAGTGGTAAATACACTGAAAAAAATCTGGAATGATTTCTGTGAACTTCTGGCACCTGTGTTTGAAGCAGCATTCAGTATCATTTCAACAGTTCTTGGTACAGTACTTGATGTACTGACGGGACTGTTAGATGTGTTTATCGGACTTTTCACAGGAAACTGGGAGCAGATGTGGTCGGGGATCAAGGAGATATTCTCCGGCATCTGGAATGGGATCACTGGGATCTTCACGGCAGCATTGAATCTTATCCGTGGGATTGCGGATACAGTCCTTGGATGGTTTGGGACAAGCTGGAATGCAGTATGGACTTCCGTATCTACGTTCTTTACGAATATCTGGAACGGGATCACGTCATTCTTTACCGGAGTATGGGAGACCATCAAGAATGTTGTGCAGGTAGGAATTATGTTTATTGGTTCACTTTTGGAAGCTGCATTTAATATCATTACGCTGCCATTCCGATTCGTGTGGGAGAACTGTAAGGAGACCATTATTTCCGTATGGAACACGATAAAGAGCACCGTTTCGACTGTAATCAATGCCGTGGCATCGGTAATTTCAACCGTCATGAATACCATAAAGACCGTGATCAGTACCATTTGGGATGTGGTCAGTACAAAGATATCTACCGTGCTGAATGCCATCAAGACGGTGGTAACTACGGTATTCAATGCTGTGAAAACGGTAGCGGTTACGGTATGGAATGGAATCAAAACCGCAATCAGCACGGTCGTTGACAGCATTAAAAGCAAGGTTTCTTCCGTATTTGAGGCTTTGAAGAGTACACTTTCTTCTATTTTCAATGGAATCAAATCAACAGCTGTGTCTGTGTGGAATGGAATCAAGAGTGCAATTGTTACACCGATTGAGGCAGCAAGGGATACCATTAAAGGAATCGTGGAGAAGATCACGGGATTCTTTAATGGCATGCACCTGTCGCTCCCGCATATCAAGTTACCGCATTTCAGTATCAGTGGGAAATTGTCACTTGCTCCGCCAAGTGTACCGCATCTGAATATCGATTGGTACAAGGAAGGCGGTATCATGACAGGACCGACCATCTTTGGCATGAACGGGTCGAGTCTTATGGCAGGAGGGGAAGCCGGAAAAGAAGCGGTTCTTCCACTGAAAGGTTTTTATGAACAGCTGGAAAATATCCTGACAAACAGGCTGAATACTTCGGCAATGGAGCAGTATCTGGCTGTGATAGCAGAAAACAGCGGAAAAGGCATCTATCTGGATGACGGAACGCTGATAGGAAAACTGGCACCCGGGATCAATCAGAAACTGGGCATGCAGAAATTTAAAGCAGAAAGGGGCATGGTCTGATGAGCGAATATACAACCGCAGGATTTGGGGCAACGATCAATGGAAAGCACACATGGAAAGATTATGGTCTTGTGATCGGCAATACGGATATCGTAAGTGAGCCATCCCCGAAAACTAATTATATCGAAGTGCCTGGAAGCAGTATCAGAATTGACCTTACGGAAACACTGACAGGGCAGGTGGAATATGAGTCCAGACAGCTTAAGTTCTCTTTAGGAAAAATGGAAAGGGAAGATTTGTGGCCGGTGTTTTACCGGACATTTCTGAAGGCATATCAGGGCAAAGAAGTACGGGTTGTTCTGGATCAGGAGCCGGATGTGTATTATCACGGACGTGCAGAGGTTTCGGGGTTTTCCAGAAATGGAAGGCTCGGTACATTTACCCTGACGGTAGATGCGGATGCGTATAAATACGAACTTAATGTGTCAAGTGAGGATTGGCTGTGGGACATATTGAATTTTGAAACAGGGATCATCCGTGATTACCGTGGAATCAGTGTTTCTGGAAGCAGCAGTAAATTTTTGGAAGGAAGCGGTATTCCGGTTGTTCCTGCATTTCTTGTCAGCAACCTTGATGAAAGCGTTTCGAACTATATTACTTTTAATGGGACGAGGTACACTTTGCAGGAAGGCCAGAATCGCTTTGCAGATCTGATCATTCCGGCAGGAGGTGGAAGACTCTATTTTTACGGAAAGTATACAGTAAATATTGAGTTCCGGGGAGGGAGTCTGTAAATGTATAAAGTATTTTGTGACGATCAGCTTTTGTATCTTCCAGGAGATCAGGAGCTGGTCATTTTTAATACCAAGCTGGAACTGGCAGATAACAATTCCGGTTCATTTGAGTTTGATATCCCGGCAGTAAATCCGATGTATGACAAAATGAAAAAGCTGACTTCCGTTATCCGGGTGGAAAAAGATGGGGACAGTATTTTCTACGGACGCATCCTTAGTATGGAGAAGAACTTTTATAATACCAGGACAGTAGTGTGCGAAGGAGAACTTGCCTATCTTCTGGATTCGATACAGGAGCCGAAGGCATACCACAGCTATACCGTGAGGAGTTTTTTGAATACCCTGCTGGCTGTGCATAACAGTCAGACAACAATGGAAAAACGGCTTGCTGTCACATTTAACTCCAAATGTGCGGGGGAAAGAGGATCTTATGATAATCTTTCTCTTT